ATGATAACTACTATCGCAAAAATCGTCGGCTTTACTCTTTTGCTCATCGCAGCAATCGCAGCTCTGCCAACTTCCCAAGGACTCGACCCCAATACACTCAACTCAATTTCTTATTTTTTTAATCAAGCGATGACATTTGATTTTATTGTCCCAGTAACACACATTTGGCGCGCAATTCTTGCTGTTGTTTTCGCTGAATTTGGACTATTCTTGTATAAATCAATTATCAACATTTATCGTCTATTAACCCAATAATATGCAAGTAGGAAAAAAAGTATATGTAGGCCTCGAGAGTTCCGGTAAATCTCTTTTAATGGCTCGCGAGCTTAAAAAAAATATCAATCGAAATGCTTTATGGTTTGAAGTTACTCAAATTAAAAGACCAATTTATTACAATCTTGCTCTCTCTGATTCAATTTTAGAATATGCACAAAAAAAAGGCGTAGTCATGATTTTTTGGTCCGATCTATGGGACTTAGTAGATATGAAAGAGTGTGATTTGTATATCGATGAATTAGCTACATACTTTGATTCTAGGTTCTACATGGATTTGCCTATAGATGTCCGATTATGGCTTTCTCAGGCTGAAAAACTTGGTGTACAGATAGTCGGCGCAACTCAAGATTATTTTATGATTGATATTTCATTTAGACGTTTAGTAAAAATGATTTTTGAAGTCAGAAAAATAGCTGGTAATCGCAGACCAATGAAAACAGCACCACCAATTAAATTCATATTTGGCCTAATGTTTACTTGGTCAATCGACCCCCGAACTGCAGCAATAGCAAAAACCCAAGAAGAAATGAATACAATTTCATGGTTGCCATCACCAAAATTCTACACAAAAAGAATGACCAACTTATTCAATACAAATAGCCGAGTAGCTCTCTCAAAACCACCACCTTTGAGAAAAATTACAAGAGTTTGCCCAGAAGATAATTACACCCGAACACGATATGTCTAAAGATAAAACAATAAGAAAAATAAAAAGACAACGTTACCACCTCAAGCACCCAGAAAGAAAACAAAAAACTCTTTTAATTAAACAAAAAAAACTCCATTAAATTTGGGGGTCCTTGGCCTTGGTTCCCCCAAGGCCGAGGACAAGGACCCCCCCTCGTGGACTCGTCTATAAACACATAAACCAACCAAAAAATGATTATTAAAACACTAAAACAAAGGATAACTCTCTACGGTGATGCCGCCGAGCATCGTGTTTTTATAACTCCTATTTACATTCACAAGGACGATAGACAAGATTATTCTAAATCACCAAATCCTCAAAAAAGAAGTGACTCACTTACACGTACTCGCTCACTTTTATACAGGAGAATTCATGCCAATATCAGGCAACATGGTAATTATCCTCCTATTTTTTTGACTCTTACTTTTGCTGAAAATTTAGGCTCTCTTAAACAAACCAACCCATACCTTACAGAGTTTATGAGAAAATTAAAACGCCACTTTGGCCACTCTATGAAGTACATTGCTATTCCTGAATGGCAACAACGTGGAGCAGTTCACTACCACATAATGTTTTTTAATTTACCATTTATCCACTATTCAAATCTTGCAAATATCTGGGGGCATGGTTCTATCAGAGTCGAGGCTGCTAGAAAAATAAAAAACATTTCTGCATACATGGCCAAGTATCTAAGTAAGGACATCATGGATAAAAGACTCCAGGGACAGAGAATACTACTTACCTCTAAAGGCTTAAAAAAATCCACAGTTTTCGATAATGAAGATATAGACATATTCAGACAGTGCTATATAATAGATAGGACGTTAAGTATTTGGACTACGCCAAAAACAAAAACGTCAATATTAAAAGTAATCAATAAAAATCGTGATTGAAATTACTACTGCAGCAAAAGTCGCAAAAAAAGAAGCTAATCCATATTCACTAACAGGCTCAGACGGGAATCCCGTTTCAGGAATCTCCCGAAAAGTACGTTTACTAATTGGAATGGATTTGTTTGATTTTAAATTCAAACGAGATGAAGAAGCACTATTCAACTCAGTTCCCGAAGTAGGACAAGAAACCAAAGTACGTATCGCAATTGAGTCAGAAGGCAAAATTCTAACACTACGTATTCTCGAAGTTCTACAAAAATAATTATGGAATACAAGACAATCACCTGTACTGAAGTAGGTTCTTCTACCGAATGCATACATTTGCAAGATACACCACAGATTACACTTGATATCGGTCTTACTTTCCTATTTGCGGCTTTTTTAGCCGTATACACAAGTAAAACAATCTATGACATATTTAGACTTAGCTAATATCACACATCTTTTTTTTGTGGGTATCGCTGAAATATTGCTCATTGCAATTGTTCCGCTTGTGATAGTAAATGTCTTCTTTTACATTATATGGAAATAGTAATTGAGTTCATTGCAAAAACCATGTTTTCTTCAATAATCCTGGGGGCGGTATTAGGAATCATTTTTGTTTTCCTAAGACCGAGATTATAAAATAAACATAAACTATGGGTACAGCATTAGAAACCGCAATTGGTTCAAGTACAACCGAGATTATGAGCGTTCTCACCACGAACCTCCCAGCAATCTTCGTCGTATTTGGTTCACTTGTCGCTCTCGGTCTTGGTATCAAGCTCTTCAAAAAGCTTGTCGGACGTAAAGCGGTATAAACTAAAAACCACCTCATATGGTGGTCTAGCGACATTATAAATAATTTCACTAGATTACTATATGAAATATCTTACCTACTTCTATTTCATCATACCCATAGTTGTTTTATTTGCTGCTTTTGCCTATACCGCCACCGCAAATGCCTCTGTATCTGATTTCTTCACAAATGTTGATACAGACTGTACCGACAATCGGTGTATCGAATTCAGACAAGGTGACGGTTATTATTTTATGTTCAGTTCTGGTCAATACGAAGAAATGAGAACAAAACTTGTTACACCTTTTGACTCCTCTACATTTGAATTTCAGATACTATCGAAAGAAAAGACAACCGCTGGTTCAGGTACTACAGGTATGCAAGTTCGTTTAGTAGATGGTTGGTCAGTAATAGACACATTAGCTATTGGAAATAATGATGTTTCTTTTCCTTATTCCATAACAATTACAGACGCAATAACTGATGTTTGGTTCTCTCGTAATGACGGATTAAACGAATCATTTTTTGAATTCAAATTCGACATTTTAATAGATGGTGTTTCCTTACTTACTCCACCACCACCCGAGCCAACTATAGTTTTTGAAACTCACGAGCCTACTTCAATTCAATTGATTGATTTTCCTATTGTTGGCTCTGGTGAAGATGCTACCCCAAACTATGGTTTCACTTACAAACTACCTCCCGACATCACTTTCTCTTCAATTCAAATTGCAGTACCA